AGGTATGAATAAAGTGATTCTGATGGGACGGCTGGCAAGAGAGCCGGAGGTGCGGTATTCGCAGGGGACGGAGCCCTTAGCCATAGCGAGATATACGCTGGCGGTGAATAGACGTTTCAAACGGCAGGGAGAACCTGAGGCGGACTTCATCAACTGCGTGGCATTTGGCAAAACGGGAGAGTTTGCGGAGAAATATTTCAAAAAGGGGCAGATGGTTTCTGTTGTCGGGCGGTTGCAGGTGCGTAGCTGGGATGACAACGAAGGCAAAAAACGCTGGAGCACGGATGTGATTGTGGAGGAACAGTATTTCGCTGAAGGAAAGCATGACAGTGAAAAAAACGGCGGAAGCAAGCCTGCGGCGGAACAGAGCAGACCCGCAGCGGCATCGAATAAGCCTGCAAAGCAGATGGGACTGGAGGAACAGGAAGGGTTCTATCTCTCGGAACCGCAAGCGGCAGCCCCTGAGGGCTGGTTTGCTGTGCAAACTTCCGGGGACGAAAGTGTTGAGGATGATGATTTGCCGTTTTAAGGAGAGATAGAAATGCAAAATGTATTAGAGCGGATGGAAGCCATCGGTGCGGAGCGGAAGATGGCGGACTTCAACGTAAAAATGAAAATGGACTATGAATTCAAAAAGAATTATGCCTATATTCGGGCGTGGGAATTTTATAACGAGTGCTGTTCCAGAGGGCTGAACTGCCATGTATCGGTCGGAGGATTGGACAGCATTACATTGTTCCTGTTCCTGCGGAGTATCGGGATTTATGTACCCGGCATCAGCGTGTCCCATCTGGAGGACAGGAGCATACAGGAAGTACATAGACAGCTTGGGATTGAACGGGTTCAGCCGTTGAAGCGGGCGGACGGTACAGTCTGGAACAAGGCGAAAATCATTCAGGAATTTGGATTTCCGGTGTTATCGAAGGAGATTGCATCGAAGATTGAGCTTTTGCAGAATCCATCAGAGAAAAATAAAACGGTGCGTCATGCGATTATCACAGGCGAGACGGGTGCATACGGCGGGCATCAGAAAAATTCGCGCATGAAGCTGTCGCAGAAATGGCTGGAGAAATTCGGCGGATACGAGAATGAGACAGAGGGCGTGAATTATGGTGTGCCGGATTTCAAGGTATCGGCAAAGTGCTGTTATTATCTCAAGGAAAAGCCCTGTGACGATTGGGCGAAGCAGCACAACAGTGTGCCTTATCTGGGACTGATGGCATCCGAAGGCGGAAGAAGGGCAAAGAGCCTGAAAATCAACGGGTGCAATTATTTTGGAAAAAGCACGATTCGCTCAGCACCGTTTGCGATTTTTAACAGACAGGATATTTTACAGCTGGCGTTGGAGCTGGATGTGCCTGTGCCTGCGATTTACGGCACGATTGAACGAAAAGAGGACGGCACTCTCTACACCACCAAGGCACAGCGGACAGGCTGTAGCATGTGCGGATTCGGGATACACATGGAAAAGCGTCCGCACAGATTCGACCTCTTGCGAGAGAGGAACGAGAAGGAATGGAAATTCTGGATGTACGATATTGGCTGGGGACATGTGCTGGACTATATCGGTGTGGAATGGGAAACGCCTGTGGCGGAGCAGATGAAGATAGGAGAGGTATAAATGAATATCGAGATTTCAAAAGAACGGATGCTGGAAATGGCGAAGAAGCTGGCAAGCATGGACTTCTGTCCGGAACAGAGGGTGTTTTATAAAAACATTCTGCGAATGGTGAAAGCGGATACTGAGGGACGGCTGTTGGTGCTGCCCTGCAAGGTCGGAGATACGGTGTATGAAATCCTCGAAGAAACCGTACCGAACCACTATTTTTATATCAGCGAGCACAAGGTGCAGGATGTATCGGTAAAGGCTGTCAAGTATGCTGACGAATGGGAACAGTATGACTACGAAAACCTGTATTTTACAAGAGAAGGAGCGGAAGCGGCACTGGAGAAAAGGAGGAAAAATAATGGATTTTAACAAGGAATACAGCGAGAAATTTGACGAGTTACGGAAGAACAGAATCAGGGTAAGCTTTCACAAATACGGCTCTGTGGCAGATAATTACGGGAAAGGATTTGTGCAGGCAATTCCAACTCTGGAGAAGTGTTTGGACAAATATAAAGCGACCGGAAACACAGAATATTTGTGCGATTTGGCGAACTATGCCATGTTTGAATTCATGTATCCACAGCATCCAAAGGGACATTTTCGTGCAACAGACAGCAGGGAAAGTGCAGGGATTGTTGGGCTAAGTGTGAACGAGGCGAAGGGTATTAAGTCGTGGTAAATTTCGGAGAAATTACAGCAACTTTTATCGAAAGAAAACCGGTAGCTGCCAGAGTAAAAAGAGAGAAGAAGTGTAACTAAATTCTTACTTTTTTACATCCCAATGACCTGTGTTTTTCTTGGAAAATTACGGTTTTTAGAGTGCCAAAACGGATATTGGCAGTTTGGCATGGGTTTGGCATTTTTTGATAGGGAATATTTCCCGAAAAATCAATGATTTTTGAGGTTTTGACGAAAATCGAAAAATCCACCTAAAGAAAAAGGGGGTATTAAGAGTTAAAATTACGCGCTGAATAATGACAGAAAAAAACTAACCGAGGAGGACTAAAAGGTATGGTGAGTTTGCAGATGTTTTAGAATAAGTGGGAAAGAATATTGAAGAAATAAAGATTATGGGAATGAGGGGATGCCATGAAGGACAGAGACTTAAAGCTTGACAGATATAATATCTCTGGCAACCGCTACAGAGAATTAAAATATTTCTGCCGTCAATACAGAGAAAAGCAATCGCTCCTGCGGTCGATTACGGAAGTCGGTTCACCTCCGCTCAGCGGTGGTGGTAGCGGCAAGCTTTCGGATAAGACCGCGAGCACAGCAATCAGAAGGGCAGAGTTGCAGCGAGACTTAGAGATGATTGAGCAGACGGCGATTGAAGCGGATGCGGAGATATATACATACATCATCAGCAATGTGGCGGACGGTGTGCCTTTGGAGTACTTAGGTATACCTGTTGGACGCAGAAAATTTTACGAGGCAAGGAGAAAATTCTTTTATCTTCTCTCGAAGAAAAAAGGGTAACAAAAGGGACGTACTTTTGTGTTATAGTAGTATCATGGAGAAAAAAGAAAAAGACCGCATCAGCGGTCCTCTTCGGAAGCATCCTTTTTCTTTCTCCAATTACGGTATTCGCCGGACTTCACGCGTTTATCGGCAGGAGGTTCAGCATCGGCAGGGATTGCCCACTGATTCCCGATTTTGATTGCAGGGATGCGACCATCCTTAATCAGCTTGCGGACATTGCCGACATCCTTACCGAACTTCTGGGCAAATTGGGTAACAGAGATATACTCAGCTTCTAACATTGCGCATAACCTCCTTGAATTGCAAAGTAGTTTGCAAAAGCACAAGGACGGAATTTAAAATCACAAGGAGCTTTGCGATAGGTGTCCAGCCTGCGTGTATTGCATAGATAAAGAAAAACAGGAGTGAGAAAACAGAAATTTTATTTTTCATTGTCATTCTCCTTTCGATTGGTTATAATAAACATGAGACATTGACTTTATCTAAGAAGTGAGGGGAGGGTTACTCCCCGAACTTGCTAAGATTTGATGGCTGTAATCAGAGCGGCTAGGGCAATAACTGCTTGGATTACAAGTTCGACAATTTTTAGCTTAAAGTCTTTGTCTTTTTTCATTTTGCACGACCTCCTTTCTGTTTATATAATAACACGAAAAAGGGTAAATATCAATAGAAATATCAAAATAAATCAAAAGAAATCCTGATAGCTACAACGCTTATCGGGATTTTTTATTTGCGGAAGGATGATGTGGATGACGGGAGAACAGCTTTTGAAATTACAGGAGAAGATTTCCGCCGACAACGTAGATTCCTTCTATCACTGGAAGGACTGGGAGCAGCTGCGGGCGGAGGTTCTGCGGATGGACAACTACGAATGTCAGATATGCAAGCGGAAGGGCAGGTATCGCAGGGCGGGCATTGTGCATCATGTCAAGCATCTGAAGGACAGACCCGACCTTGCGTTATCTATCTGGGATGGAGAGGAGCGGCAGCTTGTCAGTGTATGCAGGCAGTGCCATGAGGACTTGCATCCGGAACGGACGGTGCGATACCGATACGGAAAGGCTGTGAAGCCAATTACTGAGGAGAGGTGGGATTGATTTGAAAAATATGATACCCCCCCTCGAAAAAAACGGATTTTTGGCGTTTTGGCTCGGTCGGGTTGTACTTGCGACAATTCAGAAAAATTGAAAATACGCGCATGAGGGTGTGGTAGATGGCAAAAAAGAGGTGAAAAAGGATGGCAGGAAAAAAGGATTATAAAAAAACAAAACAATATAAGGCACTGAAAAAGGAGCTTGAGGATGATCTGGAAAGCAGGGGCTTAATTTCGGAGCCATACAAGGATAAAGTGGACGAATATATGCGCCTTTGGTGCTGGTTACAGATGCTGAATGATGATATTTCGGAGCGTGGTGTATTCATTGAATACCAGAACGGCGAAAACCAGAAGGGCACCACGGATAACAAATCTCTGACCATTGCAACGAGGGTTTCCAGTCAGATGCTTTCCATTTGGGCGGCACTCGGATTTAAAGAGCAGGCTGTTAAGGCGAAGGCTGCGGCAGGCGGTGAGGATGATGAGCTGTAAGTTAAATCCTCATATTTTGGAATACATTGAGCTTGTCGAAAATGGTATTGCCTGCGAGGAGCAGAAAGCGCTTGCCGCCCATGTGCGAAAATGCTTCGAGACAGAGGAAATCTATGTGGACACAGAGCAGCTGGAAAAATATTTGGGATTGGCGAAGTATTTCAGTTTTGAAAAGCTGTTCCCGTGGGAGGAGTTTCTGATTGCTCTTTGGGACTGCACCTATTGGAAATCAAACAACCGCCCCAGATGGAAGATTGTGTTTGCCATGGTAGGGCGTGGCGCAGGTAAGGATGGCTTTATTGCCTTTGACGGTGCGTGCAGCATCAGCCCCTACAACCCTGTAAAATATTACAACGTGGATGTCTGTGCCAACAATGAAGAACAGGCGAAGCGACCGCAGCTGGATTTGGTGGATGTTCTGGAGAACCCGAAATGGGAAAAGAAGCTGAGCAGACACTATTACCACACCAAGGAGGTCATTCAGGGGCGGAAAAACAAGGGTGTTATGAAGGGGCATACCAACAACCCTAAAGGGCGAGACGGTTTGCGCAGCGGCAAGGTTATCTTTAACGAGGTGCATCAGTATGAAAACTATGACAACATCAAGGTTTTTACCACAGGGCAGGGCAAGGTGGCGCAGCCAAGGCGTGGCTATTTTACCTCAAACGGCGATATTTCCGATGGCCCTCTGGATGATTATTTAGCGAGAGGGCGCAGGATTCTTTTTGAGGGTGAGGCGGACAACGGTTTTCTGCCCTTCATCTGCTGTCTGAATGATAAGGCACAGGTGCATCATCCGGAAAACTGGCAAATGGCAAACCCGTCCCTGCCATATCTTCCGGAGCTCTATGCAGAGGTGGAGGATGAATACAGGGAGTGGCTGGAGCATCCGGAGCAGAACGGGGATTTCATGACAAAGCGAATGGGCATCCGTTCCGGCGCGAAGGAGATTGCAGTTACGGAATATGAAAACGTAGCGGCAACAAATAAGCCCCTGCCTGATATGACAGGATGGAGCTGTGTCGCAGGCGTGGACTATGCGGAGCTGGATGACTGGGCGGCGGTGGATTTGCATTTCCGCAGAGGTGCGGATAGGTTCGACATCAATCACGCATGGATTTGTGCAAGGTCGAAAACGCTGCACCGTGTGAAAGCACCTTGGAAGGAATGGGCAGAGCGCGGAGAGGTTACGGTCGTGGACGATGTCGGGATTCATCCTGATTTATTGGCGAATTACATCTGGGACAGTATGCGGAGGTACAATGTCAAGATGCTTGCGCTCGACCATCACCGCTATGCGCTGGTTGCGGAAAGCCTGCGAAAGATTGGCTTCAGTGATGAGCAGAAAAATATCAAGCTGGTACGCCCGTCCGACATTATGCAGATTGAGCCTGTGATTCAGGAGTGCTTTAACAGACAATATCTGCACTGGGGCAATGTTCCCCATCTGCGGTGGGGCGTGAATAACACGAAGCGGGTAAAATCGGGCACAAAGATAAAATCGGGCATAGATACGGGCAACTTTATCTATGCGAAAATCGAGGCAAAAAGCCGCAAGAATGATGCCTTTATGGCATTTGTAGCGGCGATGACAATAGAATCCGTTCTTGGCGATGGCGCACCTGTACAAATTCCGACAATGGGTGCTTTTGTATTTTAAAGGGGGTGAGAAAATGGGAATCAGTATCAAACGATGGATTTTATCTAAACTGGGGCTTGGCGGCACATCGGAGATTTCTTCTCTGGAATTACAGCAGGCGTTGGAGGAATACCGTATTCGTGAGCTGGCATTTCATACCTGTGTGGCGATGATTGCAAATGCAGTCGGCAAATGCACATTCAAGACTTACAGAAAGCATGAGGAAAACAGGGGCGAGGAGTATTACCTCTGGAACGTGGAGCCGAACCCCAACCAGAACAGCACCGCCTTTTTGCATAAGCTGATTTATCAGCTCTACAAGGAGAATGAAGTGCTGATTATCAGCGGTGGAAAAACGGGCGGACGGGAATATCTGGCGGTGGCGGACAGCTTTACAGGGGCCGCAGAGCATCCATGGAAGGAAAACGAATATCAGGGCGTGGTTGTCGGCGAGTTTAGCTATCAAAAGACATTTCCGGAAAGCGAAGCGCTGCATCTGCGGCTCAACCATAAGGATATTAAGCCTGTTTTGGATGGGCTGTATCAGTCATACATAAGACTGGTGCAGGCGGCAATGAAGAATTACGAATGGGGCAGCGGCAGACACCTGAAGGTACACGTCAGCCAGATTGCAAATGCAGGGAATATCGGTGACGGCAAGGACGGCAAGAAGGGGTGGAACGAAGTCTTTGGCGAGATGCTGAGCAATCAGGTAAAGCCGTTTCTGACATCTGAAAACGGCGTTTTGCCGGAATTTGACGGGTACAAATACGAGGATGTCGGCGGAAATCCGGATACACAGCGTTCCACAAGAGATATTCGTGCTTTGGTGGATGATATTTTTGACTTCACGGCAAGAGGGTTTCTGATTCCGCCTGTGCTGATTTTCGGCGATGTGGCGGATTCCAAGGATGCTATGACAAGGTGGCTGACCACCTGCATTGACCCTCTTTGCGATCAGCTTTCGGAGGAAATCAACCGAAAACGGTACGGCTTTTCGGAATGGAAGGAAGGCACCTATTTGCAGATTGATACCTCCGCAATTTTGCATTTCGATTTGTTCGGCAATGCGGCAAATATCGAGAAGCTGATAGGTTCTGCGGCGTTCTGTGTGAATGACGTACTGGATGCGGCAGGAATGCCGAAAATCAATGAGCCTTGGGCAAATCAGCATTTTGTTACCAAAAACTTTGAAACTCTGGACGGTGCGATGCACCGCATTGATGGGAAAGGGGGTGAATAAGCATGAAGGAAAGGAAAAACATGTGGGAAATCAAACAGGCGGCACAGCAAAGCGGCGTGTTGGAAATCTATATTTACGGCGATGTGGAAAGCGACGGCTACGATTGGTGGACGGATGAGGTGATTCGCAGTGAAACCAGTGCAAATACCTTCCGCGAGGAGCTGGCGAAATACGCAGATATTGCGGAAATCAAGCTGTATATCAACAGCTACGGCGGCTCTGTATTTGAGGGTACTGCCATCTATAACCAGCTGAAGCGGCACCCTGCGAAGAAAACCGTTTACATTGACGGCTTTGCCTGCTCTATTGCCTCTGTGATTGCCATGGCAGGGGATGAAATCATTATGCCAAGAAATGCGCTGATGATGATTCATAATATGTGGATGTTCTCCTATGGCAACGCCACAGAGCTGCGGAAGGCGGCGGATGATTTGGATATCATCAACAATGCCGGAAAGCAGGCGTATTTGCAGAAGGCGGGAGAGAAGGTCACAGAAGAACTGTTATCCCGTATGATGGATGACGAAACATGGCTGACCGCAGAGGACTGCATCAGATACGGTCTGGCGGACAGATTTGCGGAGGAGGATGCAGACCCTGCCAAGGTTGCGGGCGTGATGCAGAAAGCAAATCTGAACGTACAGCAGAGGATTGAAATGCAGAAAAGCCTTGTGGCACAGCTGCGTCAGCTGACAGAGCCGCGTATCGGAGAAGGAGAGCGTGATCCGAAATCAGAACCAAAACAGAAGGAAGAGCCGAACAGTATCATGGCGATGCTGAACGGCTTTTTTGATGCAGAAAAATAAAGGAGTGATAGAAAATGAAACACAATGATGCAAAAACAAGAGAAGAAATCAGACAGGCAATGCAGACAGCGTTGCAGCAGGATGACAAAGAGGGCTTTGCCGCCGCCATGAATGACATGATGGCGTGCATCGGCGAGGACATTAAGCAGGACTATGAGGACAAAATCGAACAGCTCAGACAGGAGAATGATAGCAGGGCGCTGACCTCCCGTGGTGTGCGTCAGCTGACCTCTCAGGAAAAACAGTATTACCAGAAGCTGGGCGAGGCAATGCGCGCCGCAGACCCTAAGCAGGCATTGGCAAATCTGGATGTTGTAATGCCCGAAACAGTGATTGATTCCGTATTCGACGATTTGAGGGAGGCGCACCCTCTGCTGTCCCATATCGGATTCCTGTCCACAGGCGGCGCAATCAAGATGCTGATGAACACAAACGGACGGCAGGAGGCGCAGTGGGGCGCACTGACGGATACGATTGTGAAGGAGCTGCTTTCCGGCTTCAAGGAAGTCAATGCAACCCTGCTGAAGCTGTCCGCCTTCCTGCCTGTCTGCAAGGCGATGCTGGACTTGGGCCCCGAATGGCTGGACAATTACGTTAGACAGATTCTGTATGAAGCACTGGCGAATGGTCTGGAGGCAGGCATTGTCAAGGGGGATGGACATGAAAAGCCTATCGGCATGATGCGTCAGGTAGGCGATGGCGTTACCGTCACAGGCGGCGTTTATCCCGCAAAGGAGAAAATCAAGGTAAATGACCTTTCCGTGAAAACGGTCGGCAATCTGATTTCTCTGATTGCGGCAGATCCCAACGGGAAGGCAAGAGCGGTGGAGAATGTCCTTCTGATTGTCAATCCGCAGGATTATTTCCAGAGGGTGATGCCTGCAACAACGGTAATGGCTCCTGATGGCACCTATCGCAATGATGTTGTGCCTTATCCCATGACAATTATCCAGTCTGCGGCACTGAGTCGTGGAGAGGCGGTTCTGGGTCTGGGTAAGAAATACTTTGCGGCGGCAGGCATGAGCAAGGAGGGGAAGATTGATTATTCCGACCAGTATCAGTTCTTGGAGGATAACAGGGTTTATCTGGTGAAGCTGTATGCAAACGGTTTCCCGATGGATAACAACGCTTTCCTGTATCTGGATATTGCAGACCTTAAGCCTCTGACCTATAAGGTGGAGCAGGTAGCTGCTGCGGAGGTCTCCAATGATGCGACGCTGTCTGACTTGAAGATTGGCAGCCTGAGCCTGTCTCCTGCGTTTGCGAAGGAAACCACAACCTACACGGCGGCAACCACAAACGCAACCAACACGATTACAGCAGCACCCTCTGATGCAGGCGCGGAAATCAGCGTGCAGGTAAATGATGCGGAGGTAGACAACGGCTCTGCGGCAACGTGGAAGGAAGGCGCAAATACCGTTAAGGTTACCGTAACGGCGGCTGACGGCACAACCACCAAAGCCTATACCGTCACTGTGACAAAATCCTGATGCAGCGGCAGAGTATTCCTGCGAAGCTTCTGGCAGATGTCGAAAACTATCTGAATATTACATGGGACGATGAAACCACGGATAACAAGATTCGTGGCTTTATTGCCGCTGCAATGGCATATCTGAACGAAAAGGGTGGTAGCGTTCTGGATTATGATGCGGACGGACTTCCCCGTACATTGATGATGGAATATGTACGCTATGCAAGGGATGAAGCATTGGATGTATTTGAAAACAACTACATGGCATTGATTTTGAATATGCAGAACGGAAGAATGGTGAGAGAGTATGTGGAAAGCACCAAACAGACCGAAGCATGAAATTACGCAGGCGTTCAATGACGGGATTGTGACAATCTGCACTGTCTGCGATGCGGCAAAGGCAGGCTATGCGCCGCAGGAAAAGCTGACAGAAAAAATAAATCTGCGCTTTGCGGAACAAAGGCTTGGCATTAACCGCATTTATCAGAGTAAGCAGGCGCAGGTGGAGATTGTGCGCGTGATTCGGGTACCTGCTGCAGGGGCGGTTTCTCCGCAGGATGTTGCACTTCTGGAAGGAAAGCAATACCGCATTGATACGGTGCAGAAGGTCATGGAGATTTATCCGCCCTGCGTGGATCTGGCACTTGCGAAAATCGAACAGGAATTTGAGGTGATGGCATGAGCTGGCAGGAACACATCATAGCGGCACACCTTGCTGTGACGGATGCGGTGCGGCATGGGAGAACCATGAAGTCCGACCGCTATTTTGTTTGGCAGGAGGACGGTACGAATGACTTGACTGCGGACGATACCCATGCAGAGAAAGCCGTTACAGGCACAACAGACCTTTTCACCAAGCAGGAGTTTGACCTATGGAAGGATGAACTGGAGGCGGCTTTCGATGCGTCCCCCTACATTGCGTGGGAATTAAACAGCGTGCAGTATGAGGAGAAAACAGGCTTTACGCATTATGAATGGGTCTGGGAGGTGTTCTGATGGCAAAGCTTACCTTCACAGGCTTGGATGGCTACATAGCACAGCTGGAAAAGCTGCGGCAAGGTGCGGAGGGCATTACGAAAAAGGCGCTTTATAAGGGCGCAGGCGTGACCGCAGACGAAATCCGCTCCGCTGTGGAGGCATTGCCAACCGACAATGACCGCAGTGCAGGGCATTATCTCAAGGGAATCACGGACAAACAGAAGGAGGCACTTGCAAAGGGACTGGGCATTGCGCCCTTTCAATCGGAGGGGGACAGGATGGATACGCTTGTCGGCTTTACAGGCTACAGCGACATCCGAACACCGAAGTATCCGCAGGGGCAACCCCTTGCGCTGATTGCCAGAATTGCGGAAAGCGGTACAAGCTTTTCTCAGAAAACGCCCTTTGTGCGAAAGGCATTGAAAACGGCAAAACCAAAGGCGGAAATGAAAATGAAGAAAACATTTGAATCGGAAATCAAGAAAATCATGAAAGGATGAGGGAGATATGGCAAAGATTGGCTTAAGTAAACCTTATTTTGCAAAATACAGCAACACAGGCGAAACAGTAACCTACAGCGGCGGCGCATTGATGGGCAAGGCGGTAGAACTTTCCATTGAATTGGAGGGCGCGGATGATAATATCCTTTATGCAGACAATGGACCTGCGGAGAGTGCGAATACCTTTGCAGGCGGTACATGGACGCTGACAACGGATGATTTGCTGCCTGATGTTATGCTGCGGATATTGGGTATTATCGAGCAGGCAATGACGGGGTCGGATGTCAGCACCAAGGATGCGAAATGGTACATCTGGAATGATGAGCAGGAAACGCCCTACCTTGGCTTTGGCGCAGTTGTGAAAATCCAGAAAAACGGTGCAACCAAGTGGCAGGCGGTTGTATTGCCGAAGATTCAGCCGACTAACCCTAACGACACCTTCACCACACAGGGCGAAAAGGTGGAATGGGGGACACCTGAAATCAGCGGTAGTATTCTGCGCAGCGATGCCGCAGGACACCCTTGGAAGATGGTTTCCTCCCCTATGGACAGCGAGGCGGACGCAGAGGCGGCAATTAAGAAATTCCTCGGTATTACGGGGGAGCAATGAATGCCGTCATGACAGCCGAGCATGACGGGGGAGAAGAAACGGTAAATCTGACGGAGGAAACGGAGGAAGAAACGTATGAGAACGGCGAAAATTGAAATTAACAAAAAGGAATATCTGCTGTGCTTTTCCGCTCGCGTGATGCGTGATTGTTCGGAACGCTACGGGAACGCGGAAAATATCGGGAAAGCACTGACGGAGGGGACGGAGGCGCAGAAAATGGATGAGAGCTTCTGGCTGTTGTCTGCCATGATGGATGCAGGGGCGAAATATGCCAAGGTGGAAGACATCAGCACGCCGCCCCCTTTGAGCTATGATGCGCTTTATGATTTGTGTGGTATGGATGACCTTCTGGATATGCAGACTAAAATCTTTGAAACGATTGCAGACGGCAGTGAAAGAAGAATTGAAACAGAAGATGAAGAAGGAAAAAACGCGGAGACCACTCGACAGAATCAGATGTCGGGTGGTGCATCTGGTACGGATTGAAAATCGGGCTGTCCTATGAGACAGCCTATGCCCTCCCCTTTGGCGAATTGTGCGATTTGATTGCTGTGGAGCAGATTAGAAACGAAGGCGCAAAAATGAAAAAATCAAAGGCGCAGGAGGAAGCGGAATTCTGGCGGCTGATGGATTTTGTGTAAAATCGTGAAAATATTCTTGATATACGTCATGTTATGTGATAAATTTTAGAAAAAATGGCACGATATGACACAGGAGGGGTAGTATGAAAAAATTTTTGGCTGTTTTATTATGTGGTTGCTTGATGATGGGCGTTGCCGCAGGGTGCGGAACAGAACAGGCAGAAACAGAGACAGAGGAAACCAATGAGGTCAAGGTGTATCCGGAACACATAGATGCCTTTGTAGATACCGCCAATTTTGGTGAACCGCCAGAAATCATTTATACAACGCCTGCAAGCGAAAACGGCTTGGAAGGCGAATTGTATAAGATTGAGGGCGAGGTAACAGAAAGTGAGGTAACGGAGGGCGAAGAAGGTATGAGTATCGGCTCTTTTACCGTTAAGACGGATGTCGGAGAGGTTTCTATTGTTGACCCCAGTTTGCTGTTAATGATGTTAGGCGTGGAATATGGAGGCTTTACAGAGGAAGTTCTGCAAAAATATTTTGCTGTTCCAAAGGTAGGAGAAAAGGTGTGTGTTTATGCGGAATATGCGGGGTACAGTGATGTTTTGCAAGCCCCGGCGTGCTATTATGGCGGTCAAGATTATATTGAAAAGATTGCTATGTCTATGATGATGGATAATGGCTACGCTGATGGACTGGAAGAAACGGAAAGAGAGCAGACGGATCAATCGCAGCAAAGCACAATGACAGAGCAGAAAACAATAGAAAACAGTGCGAGAGCAATATGTGCAGAAAATTATAAATCTGCTACTGTTTCTAATATCCTTGTCAATGAAAATTTAGGAACGGATGCGGAAAATGATTATATTATTTTGATGGAATTGACCTGGAATACAAAAAATTCAAAGGACACAACAAAGAAAATGTTGGCTATGTACAGTGAAGATTTTGCGGCAAGAATAGGAAAAGAATTGAAAAATGTCAGCGAGGTTACAATTCTTTGTAAAGTACCTTATTATTCCGAAACGGACACAGCCGTAAAATACACATACACACGCAAGGATAATGACATGTATCAGACGGATGCAATGATAAGCACACTTTTAAATTAAATACAAAGAAATCAGAAAGCACTCAAATCATTTGGGTGCTTTTTTCATGCAAAAAAAGGAGGTGACGAGATGGGAACGGATATTGGTGCAAAGATTGGCATTGACGGCGAGGCGGCGTTTCGGTCGAGCCTATCTGCAATCAATTCCCAATTAAAAAACTTAGGCAGTGAAATGAAATCCGTAGTTTCTGCGTTTTCGGGCATGGAGAACAGCGAAGGTGCGGTAACGGCAAAGGGTGATGTTTTAAAGCGTTCCCTCAATGCCTCGGCGGAGAAAATGAAGCTGCTGCAAAACCAGAGCGAGCGTGCAAAGGCAAGGCTTGCAACCCTGTCGGATGAGCTGGAAAAATCCAAGCAGAAATTCGGGGAGAACAGTGAGGAGGCCAGAAAGGCGCAGGATGCCTACAATAGACAGGTTAAGACTGTGAATGACCTGCAAACCCAGATGAACCGCACAACTACGGAAATGAACCGTATGGAACAGGAAATGCAGGAGTTGGGGAACAGTTCGGATGCACTGTCGAAGGATTTGGATAAGACCGAACAAAGCTCCGCTCGTATGAAGGCAGCAATGAAAGCGGCGGTTTCTGCGGCAGCGGCGGCGGTGGGTACGCTGTCGGGGCTTGGCATAGCGGCAATCAAGGTTGGCAGTGACTTTGAGGAATCCATGTCGCAAGTAGCGGCAACCATGGGGATGAGCGTTTCGGAAATCCATAACGGCAGTGAGGCTTACGAAACACTGGCTACGGCGGCGAAGAACGCAGGCGCAACTACAAAATTTACGGCTACACAGGCGGCAGAGGCTCTGAATTACCTTGCGCTGGCGGGGTATGACGCAGGCACATCCGCAGAGGTGTTGCCCTCTGTGCTGAATCTGGCGGCGGCAGGCGGACTTGATTTGGCGTATGCCTCTGACCTTGCGACAGATGCAATGGCGGCTCTGGGCATCGAGGCGAGCGCGGACAATCTGACACAGTTCGGAGATCAGATGGCAAGGGCATCCAGTAAGGCGAACTACAGCGTGGCACAGCTTGGCGAAGCAATTCTGACCGTTGGCGGTACGGCGAAGAACCTTGCAGGTGGCACAGTAGAGCTGAATACGGCTCTCGGTGTTCTGGCGAACCGAGGTATCAAGGGTGCAGAGGGCGGTACGGCTCTGAGAAACATGATTTTATCCTTATCCGCACCGACAGATAAAGCGGCGGCAACGCTGAAAAGCCTTGGTGTGTCTGCATTTGACGCGGAAGGGAATCTGAATCCTCTGAATGAAACCTTCAAAAAGCTGGACGCTGCAATGCAGAGCCTGAGTCAAGAGAAAAAAACAAACGTACTGAACGATATTTTCAATAAAGTAGATTTGAAAAGTGCGGAGGCAATGCTTGCGGGTTGTGGTGCGGAGTTTGATAATCTTTCTGCATCCATTGCGAGCAGCAGCGGTGCCATGCAGGATATGGCAGATGTGCAGATGGACAACCTCAAGGGGCAGATGACGATTCTCGGCAGTGGTCTGGAAGGGCTTGGTATACAGGTCTATGAAAAATTTGAAACCCCTATGAAAGAGGCTGCGGAAACCGCTATCACATCGGTGGATGAGGTTGCAAGAAATCTGCGGAGCGGAAAACTCTCGGAAAGTGTGGATAACCTTGCGGAAAGCACAGGGCATTTCATGGAGGAAACAACCGCTCTGGCGGTGAAGGCTCTGCCGAAGGCAATCAACGCCCTTGCGGCCATGCTCAGACACACAAAGGAGATTAAGAATGTAACGCTGACAGCGGCGGCGGCAATCGGAACCTTTAAGGCAGTGCAAAGTCTTTCTACGGTAGTGAAAAGCTGGCAGGCGGCGGAAAAGGCGGTGCGTGTTTATACAGCGGCTTTGGCAGTCAATCGAAATGCGGAGTTACTGCTGACCTCTACGCTGAGCGCAAAAGAGCTTGTGGTTGGTGTGGTAACAGGAAAGATTGCCCTCATGACTGCGGCGCAGACTGCCTATAATGCTGTGGTGGCGGCGTGTCCGCTCGGACTTCTGATTGCAGGTGCGGCAGCATTGACCATTGGCTTGGTTTCTCTGCTTTCGGCAACTGAGGAAGAAAGCGAGGGGATGCGTGAGTTCCGAAAGCGATTGGAGGAAACAACGGATTCTATAAAGCAGCAGGAAGAAGCGCAAAAGAGCATGAAGGAAACAGCGCAGGAAAGCATCAATCAATCTCTTTCCGAAATGGATTACACAGACGGCTTGATTCGTCAGCTGCAGGAGCTTTGCGATGCAAACGGACAGGTAAAGGATGGCTACGAAAACAGGGCAAAGGCTCTGGCGGAGCAAATCAACAGTGTGATTCCGAATGCAATTTCTCTGACGGAAAAAGAAGGGCAGGCTTATGTGCAGACAGCTGATAATCTGGATTTGCTAATGGAAAAGAAGCGTGTCAATGCCCTTTTGAACGCAAAAGAGGAGGCTTATACGGCGGCAATCCAGAATCAGGCAGAGGCAATGCAGAACCTTATAACCCTGGAGGATGATATTGCCACAAAAAAACAGGAGCTGATTGATAAGGAGAAAGAGCTCCAAGATGCGTTAATGAACGGTAGTACAGGGCAACAGACAAAAGCCATGTCTGCTTTGCAGCAGGTAAAGGATGACCTTGCGGAAATGGAGGGGCTTTATACAGAGCAGACCGACATCCTGCGCAGCTCCTATCAGGACATCGATGAATATAACAGCCTTTTGGCTTTGAGTCAGTCTAACAGTCTGGAAGAAATTAAAAACGGGCTCAATGAGTATGTATATCAACAGCAAAGAGTGACAGATGAAACAAAGGATCAGCTGGATCAGCAAATGGAAGTCACATCGAGAAATTTTGCAACCAGATTGAAAATGGCACAGGATGCAGGTTATGATATTGGGCAGGCGGAATTGGATGCTTTAATGTCCACGAAGGATGATTTTTTGAATGCGGTACAGGCGTATGCGGATGCCGGCAGGGAAGTCCCGAAGGCGTTGAAAGCCGGAGTAGATGAAAATGCTGTGCTATATGCAAATGCACTTGTAACTATGAAGGATAAAGGGCTTATTGAAATGAAAAAAGCGGAATCCGAAATGGAGAGTGTTGCTGAAAATTGTACAAAGGGTTTTGCAAATGGTCTACTTTCAAAAGGGGCAATCAATAAAGTGGTCGCAGCGGCTACAAAACTTGGTTCATCTGCGGCTTCAACCCTGAAAAAGTTCTTTGATATTCACTCCCCCTCCCGCGTCATGCGTGATGAGGTCGGTAAACAGATTCCTGCCGGCGTTGCTGTCGGCATCGAGGATGGCACAGGCGAGGCAGTCAAGGCGGCAGAGCAGATGGCTGAGGATGTTGCAGAGGCGGCAGAGGGGATGGATTCCATGGTAGCCTTCGCACAGCAGACTGCCCGTAAGGTTGGGGACGTGCTGAAAAGCGAATTAGAGAAAACCAACAGCGAAATTGAAGCCTTACAGAAGAAATCGGAGGAAAAGAAAGCCGCCGAGGAATTGAGGGAATACGAGAGCAACCTTGCGAAAAAGCGTGCGGAGCTGAAAAAGGCAGAAAAGAAGAATCGGCAGAAGATACAGGAAGAAATTGCAAAGCTGGAAAACGACTGGAATAAAAAACAGGAGGATGCCGCAAAAACAGCAGAGGAGAAAAAGCTGAAGGAGCGGCTTTCTGCGTTGCAGACCTTTCAGAAGGAATATGAATCGGCACTTTCCAAGATTGAAAGCAAGCAAACCAGCTTACAGGAAAAACTGTCCGACTACGGTTCTTTGTTTGAACGCGTGAAAACGGAGGATGATAAGGAGATATTCCGGCTTGGGGATCTGGATGCCGAAATCAGAAAGATTCAGAAATACAGCAATGCGATTGAAGAAATGCAGACAAAAGGCTTGTCTGGTGGCTTAATGAGTGAAATCTCCGCAATGAGCGTGGATGATGCGCTGGACTACATGGATAAGCTCTCTCGTATGTCTGATGTGAAATTGCAGGAATACATCCAAAAATACGAAGAAAAACAGCAGTTGGCGGCAGATGCGGCGAAAAAATTCTACCAAAGTGAATTTGATGCACTGGAACAGAACTACACCGAAAAGCTGCCGCAGACTATTGGAGAAGTCAAGGATGAACTGTATCAGGCAGGGACAGAAGCGGCAAAAAGTTTTGCACAGGGCATGGCAGCTGACAGTAAAACAGACATTGCAGGTGCTGTTTCCGGAGCTGTTGCGACCGCAAACCAGAATACGCAGGGGATAACTATGAAACAGATTGTTGCATCTTTGCAGGCACAGGAGCCTGTTCTGACGGAATATGTGCAGGCACTTGAAATGAGGCTTGTCGAGGTTATGACGGGTTTTTGTGTTGAGTATGTCAATATTGGCGAAATGATGATGGCAGGACTTGCCGATGGTATTGAGAACGGAAGGAGTGGCGTAATTCAGGCAGTTGCAGAAGTGGTAGCGGCGGCGATTGCGAAAGCGAAGTCTAAACTGGACATCCATTCGCCGTCTAAGGTTTTTGAGGGCTTCGGTGCGTATTCCATGGAGGGCTACGAAATCGGCATCAAAGATAAAATGAAATCGGTGATGCGGACGGTACAGAACAGCATGGACGCAGTTGCACGTCCGCCCAGAGTGGAAACGGCAACGGGCGGCATCAGTAAATCTCAGACCTACACCTACGGGGACATCAATGTGCATATCGACAGTGTGAATAGCGAAAGAGAGGCGAGAGTTGTCGCAGAGCAGATTGAGTTTCTCCGCAGACAGCAAAGCACAGGGAGAGGTGGTAACGCATGATTCATGAGGCGTGGTTTACATTCAAGGGCATTGACAGCCGAGAGATGGGGGTTATCGTAACCGCTATGCCGGAAACGGTGCGTGCGGAGCGGCGGATAGAGAGCATTACCGTAGCGGGACGAAACGGCTCTTTACATACAGATGAAGGCGTTTATGAAAGCTATGACAGAACGATGGAATGTGCCTTGATAAAGCGTGCAAAGCTGGACGAAATCACAGCATGGCTTGTTGGCAGTGGGGAAATGACATTTTCCACAGAGCCGGATAAGGTGTATCGTGTGACGATTGCGAATAAAATCAGCATCGCCCAGATGATGCGTGTGTTCCAGAAATTTCAGGTTGTGATGGATACACAGCCCTTCAAATACAGCGTCAACGCCGCAGGGGATGTTTTGGAACTGACTGCCCCGACCACCATCCGCAACAGTGGCACGGTATACAGCGAACCGCTCATTACGGTTTATGGTAATGGGGATATTACGCTGAACATCAACGGCAATCCCTACCCACTGCGGAACGTGCAGGAAAGCATTACCATTGACAGCGAAATGATGGAGGTGTTCAAGGAGGACACCAACCAAAACGGCAAATACGGTGGTGTGGAGTTTCCGAGATTTGAGGTCGGGAAAAACGAAATCAGTTGGACAGGGAATGTCAGCAAAATAAAAATACAGCCCCGTTGGAGATGGCTGTAGTTGTCGAAAAATGAAATTTATGGTATGGTATAAATGAAGGATTGCCAACTGGCGGTTAGTCACTTCCCGTGAAGGAGGTGACGCTTATGGTTACATACGAAGGGTTATTTACTTTTTGCTTAGTAATCATCGGAGTTATTTCCTTGTTTCATAACAAGAAATAATGAAAAAGCCGCCTAACCTGCGAAGTTAGACGGCTAAAACCAACTACTTGGACTAGCCGCCCTGCGAAAGGTGGCAATCCTTCTCTTATGCTTATGATAACAAAAGAAAGATATTCTGTCAAGAAAGGCGCATCTGAAAATAAAACAGATGTGCTTTTTTGATGTGGAAAACAGAAAGGAGTGGGAAAATGGCAAAAACGTATAATCGGCTGGAAATTGATGTGAACAAAAAGCCGACTGATATTATCACAGCGGTGCAGGCGGACAGCAACAGCCGTTATCTTGACGTTTCGTTATTCAATAATGGCGTGCCATTGGATTTGACGGGACATGAAGTGAAAATTTTTATGGCAAAGCCCGAAGAAAGCGGAGAGATTTGGAACGATGGTGTAATTACAAATGCCAAAGAGGGCAGATGCGAGTTTCTGATGACAACAGAGGCGTTGGCAAGGATGGGGCATTTGCAGGCACAGATTTCCATCTGGAAGGACAACACAGAGATTTTGTCTACGCAGGTGTTTGAAATCAACGTGACAAAAACACTGTTAGGGAACAGCTCTGTGGAATCATCGAATGAGTATGGTACATTGGTGGTGCTGTTTCAAAATTTGTATGAGGCGCATGACCTGATGACAACAATGGTGCAGAATATCGGCTTGCCTGCGGAAGTGGCGGCGCAGTATAACCTTGCGACGATGTGGCAGGCGTGGGAGTTTCTTGTGGCATATATGAAGGGGGATTTCACCGATAAGGTAGATGAAGCGATTGCAAATTCCTCTGTACAGGGCGTGTTGGATAAAATTGGTACATCGACTGATAGTGAAGAAAGCACAGTATTCGGGAAAGAAAATGCAATTCTTGAAAATATGAAAAATACGATTCCGTTGTATCGACCAGATGATTATCTTGTACAAGCTGTAGCGGGAAAATCTGTTCTTCTACAAAACGAAGAAAAGAGTGCCTCTTATGATAATGACACACTTGTTGGCACAGTTAATTTACCGAATGACTGTAGAAAAATAGTTATAAGAGGCAATTTTAAAGGCAACTCTATGCAGGTTTATTTGAACAATGCGTCTGACAATAAGCCGTATTGGAGGACAAGCTATTTTAATAATGGAGAAGAGACGTATACTGCACAAGAACTTGTATTAGAACAAGATACTCCCTTACCCTCTGCACTCAAAGTATATTTATATCGTGGCAATAAAGGTACAGTATATTGCAATAATCTTACGATAGAAGCTTGTACATTAAAAAGGGTGGTTACAAAAGAATTGTACGAGACTGGCACGATTAAAAGTTATGGTACTGTGGGAAGCCTTAGCGATACACCATATCTCCCACAATGCCCTAGATTAGATAGAGTTGACTATTTGACCAATCAAAACAGTTCGACTTCGGTTGGAATGACTGTAGAAGTTGATAATATACCATTTGTGCGGAAAATTGGTGCTTATAAAGGTTATAGAATTCGATATTAAATTTGTGGGTGATGAAAATGTATGCAATTTTAAATGAAAGAAATATTTGTGTGATGCTATCAAGTACAAAAGATGGCTATAAAAAGTTTGTTGAAACAAATTTGAATGT